GCTTCGATGAGCGCGATAAAGACGACTTTCGGAGAAGGCGGAATCGGGTTGCAGCCCGGTCACGGGACTCCAAGCTTGGCCACGGCACTGCGCGACGTGGCCGATGACATCGGAGACCTGGCTGGCGTGGCTGCGGCGTGGACGACCGGCCTCGTTGTGTCTGCCCACTCGGTGACGCTGCCTCGAGCAGGTGTCCCCGTTGCGGTGGAGGCTACTACAGCCACATCAGCCGGCGCCAAAATCATGCAATCGACGGCAGCTCCGTCAGCGGGCTACGTTCGAGTGACATTCACTGCTGGCGTGGCTACGCTGTTGTTCAACGCGACCGACGCGGTGACGGCTGCCGCAGTTTTGATGGCACCTCGGCCTACGGCCATCCGAACCACAAAGGGTTAGAGGCCTATCGAACTCGGGGAAGGCGGCGAGGGGCTAGTCCCTCGCATAAGGAGAGACCATGGGTATGCTGTACATTCGGCTGCAACCTTTCGACGTGGCAAAGGGGGCCTTGTGTCGTCGATTCACGGTTGGAGGGATGTTGTTTGAGGAAGGCCGTTGGTATCAACTGGCGGCGGAACATGTGAAAATGCTGCGTCCTCTGAAGCAGGGAACTGGTACGCCCTACATGCAGATCGCGGAGACGGAGGAGGAGTGGCGGGAGATCAATCGGCGGGAGCTGGCCATGGCGATGGCCGGTCCGGCAGGGGCCGCGCTCGCCGACATGTTCCAGCCGAAGACCGTCGCGCCTTCGGCCCAGCCTAAGCACGAGGGCGAGAAAATCGCCTCGTCCTTTGGCAAAATTGCTGCAAAAGAAGTCGATCATGTCACTGCGGCTCGAGCTGCGGCGCAGGATCTCGTTCCTGCAATGCAGAATATCGTGATGTCAGCTGGCGTCTCCCCTCAGGTGTCTCCTTCGTTTAACCTTGAGAGCATGACAAGGGAGGAGCTGATTTCCATGGCGGACTCCAAGAACATAGAATTCGATCACCGAATGAAGAAGACCGGATTGATTGAGCTTCTCAAGGGAGTTGCCTAGAATTTCAGCCCGACGCTGCCTGACGCCGCCCGACGCTGCTACCTCTGCGCATTGATCTGATTGATTTTGAGCTTGGCATGATACTCTCGTTGTAGAACGGAGGAACTATGGCAAGCACGCTCACCCGCATGAGGCAAGACCATATCTGGACTTTGGGTTCAGGGATCACGGACAACCTGACCCCGACGAGCCACGACGCTTCAGCCGTCAGTCTTCAGGACACCATTGACTACATCGCTTCGCAACTCGCTGACATCACTGGTGAGACGACTTGGGAGGCGGCGCCCGATCTGTCCATCGCGACCATGGCGGCCAGGACGTGGCTGTCAGACGTGAAGCGCATTCGCAGCAGGCTGCTCCTGCACGACATCACAATTCCGGCCGAAGTGGCGGCTGGCGGAACGCTGACCGTTGTCAGCGGCGCTGAGTTGATCGACGGAGAATTGTTCGTCCTCAATGACGGCGTGAACGCGGCTGTGACCTTTGAATACGACAGCAATGCTAGCGTCGTGGAAACACCGACGCTGCGTGCGGTTGTCTTCACCGCTGGGGATTCCGCAGCGACGGTGCATGCGGCGACTCGCGCGGCGATCAATGCGGCTCCGACCCTGGCAATCACAGCGGCGGCTGGCGGATCGCCAGTGCTCACCCTGACGAACGACGTCAAAGGCTCCTTCGGGAACATTCCGATTTCGTCGACCATCGCAGATTCAGATTGGGCCGTGACTGGTATGACGGGCGGTGCCGGAGACATGGTCGTTCTGTCGGTGGCCGGAACTGATGTTCCAGCGACGAGGAACATTTCGCTGGCCACGACGACCTCCGGCATGGTGTGCGCTCAGTTGTCAACGTTGGTTGGGCGAGCAAGCCTGACGGACATCACCGGGGACAATGCGCTGACCCCCAACAATATCTGCATGGTCATCAATGGCAGCACCGGAGACCCTGTGACGTCCAGCGCACGCAAAGTCTACGCGCTGCTGCAGGCGGAGTCGACCGCCACGGACGGGCTTGCCCCCGACGATGCCACGAATCAGCTTCAGCTCACGTTCGTGCGACCGAACGCAACGTACGACGACCTTGAGCTGTGCCCCGCAGCGGACGTGCAGGGACTGTCAATCAACTACTCCTATCCCGATCGCGAGTCCCTGCATCTGTGGTCCCAGGGTGATTTCCGACGAGACACCGTTCTGGTGGATCTCAGTGCGTCCGCGATTTCCGTCACGTTGGACACCGCCTACGATGGCGGGTCGCTGGTCAACGTCGACTCCACCGATGTTGATTTCCGCCTGACGGACGGTCGCCTGTTTGAAGTGCGCAACTCGACCGGGACGGATGAGATTTTCGCGGTGGTAGCCAAGGCGACCACTGGTGGTGACGCCATCCGAATGCTCGCCCCCGGCGGCGTCACGATACTGGGTGACGTGGACGGCTCGACCTACGATGCGACGTGGAATGGCGTGACCGTTGGAAGCGCCGCCGGAACGGTCTCTACCGCTTCCGGGGATTTGACGCTGTCGGCCGCAACGGATTTGGAGTTCGTGACGACCCGGCAGACCGCGCTTCCCCTCGACGACGCCACAGCGGGTCCGATTTCAGCCTTGGCAGGACAGACCTTCGCATCAGTTTCTGCCGCCATCAAGTACGCCATTGAGCACGGGACGTTCAATTTGGGCGTGCATGTGTGTCCAGCTCCCATCGCTCGCAACACAAACATTCCTGCGGGTACTGGGGGGCTCAGTCTGGCCTCCCCGCACAGCCTCGACATGAACACTCCGTCTGGGGTGGACACGCTTGTTTTCTGGAACCGAGGTCTTGCGCTTGGTGGGAACGGAACTGACATGAATGATGTTTACGTGGGCACGACACCCGCAAACGGAGACATCATGGTGGACCATCCTGGAGGCGTGAAGGCCGGGGACGTGTTCATCGCGCTTCAATTCTCGACGACGTGAACCTAGTTCTTTCCCATCAAAACATGCCCGTGGTATCGTCTGCACGTGGAGGAGGCAACCATGTCGGACGTTCCCATCGATGTGATTCAGGCAGACCCAATGATTTTTGGCTATACGCAGGCTCTGAAGGCTGTGGTAGAGCACGTCAAGAAGTCATCGGACTTGCTGCTGCGAGAGCAAATGCCGGTAGAGCTTGGCAAACAAGAAGCATGCAAAACCTTGAATGCCCAGATGAATGGCATAATTGCAGAAGTGAGAAGTGAGGCCGAAGCTGGGAACGTCGACGGTGCAGAAGCGATGGCTCGCAGGGATATTGTGCTCAAGGCCAAGCGACTCATTGAGACGTATCATTCCAATGCGGCTACCGAATACGTGATGCTCAAGGGTGAGTCTCGAGCTGTTCAGAAGCAGGTCGATCTGGTTTCAAAGCTGCTGGCAAACAAGTTGAACGAAGAGAGCAGGAAGATTCGGCAGAAAGTTGAGATGGATGCCGAGCGAGCTTTGAGAGGGAAGGGAGAGGATGTCGTCTCTAGCGTTCAGTCTGAGGATATACCGGTGAACGCGAAAGAAGTTGTGATGCCGATTGTAGGTGGTGGTGTCGTCAATGCAGAGGTAAGCGTTCAAGCAGATCCGCTAGAGGAAAACGTTGAAGTGAGTGTTGCCAATTCATGTATTTCTGACAGCATAGTAGCGGCTGCAGATTCGTGTGAGAAGCCTGTCGAGGAGACAACAGAAGTATCCCTGGCAGAGCAAATCGTTGAGGCTGTCTCAAAGAATGAATTCATGACGGAGCACGTGGAGCAAGTTGACAGCCCCGCTTCGATTGCTCAGCCGAGCGTGTCTGTTCAGAAGGTGGTACAGTTTGGCGGGAAGCGTGGGAGACGTAGGTAAATGACTCGGACCCCAGACAGGACTCCAGGAGAGCTTCAAGAGGACGAAGGAATCATCCTTGGAGGGGATTCAGATCCTACTGTTGTTGGAGGGATGAGGTACGTCTCCGGGGCGTTTCGTTTCAAAGATGGTACAGAAGTATTCAACCCAAAGACTTTTGTATCTCCCCACGCTTCGACACATAACAGGGGTCGGTCCGACGCACTGACAGCGCAGTCGCTATCGAGCGGGGCTGCTCCAGCAAACAAGACATTTCAGACAGATGGAGCTGGTGGGATAGCTCTTGTTGATTACGTTGAAGCCTACCCACCAAACTTGCAATCTGGCGAGTACACGACTCCATTTTCTACCTCAGCGGGGACTTACCAACAGGTCTACAGATATACGACTACCTCAGTCCCTGCAGGTAACTATTTTCTCGTTTCGCTCGCTAACCTCGACTGCTCGAACGCTGGAAATGTGACTGACGCCAGGGTACAGATTGATGACACCACAACCTTTGCTCGGTTTGTTGGGCCTGTGGCGTACGTCGGGGGTAGCTCTCAACTCATAGGCGTTCGTACAGTAACTTTGACCGCTGGTGTTCACAACATAGACTTTGACATTTTCAAGGCTAGCGGTAATGGAAACGTAATCATGCTTTCAGCCTACATCACGATATGGAGGGTTTCTTAGATGTCTCAGTCGTACGTCTACAGCATTGCGACAGACTTTCCAAACCATCGGATCTGCCCGGAGACTCTGGAAGATTCGATTCAGACGAATATCTTGTCTGCTTCCTATGAGTACATGAACGTAATCAGCGATGCCTGCATGCTGTTTTTCAGTGCGCTATTGTCAGAAGCCGATGTCACACTGCTTCTTTCAATCATCAACACTCATACGGGGAACCCGCCACCGCTTCCAGCTCAAGAGGTTCTCCTTGTGGGTGACTCGGACGCCGGCGTAGCTCGCGTCGCTGTTCAAGGCGCTTCGATACCTTCGTCCGCAACTTCGTTTGTTCTGGGGGTGTCCAGCGAGATGAGCCCAGGGCAGACGATTGAGACTGTCTCCGACCCAATCCCGGAGGGTGGCGTATTGCGTCTCCTTTTTGCTCGGGCGACATGTAAGCCCGTGGAAGACGTGAACCACGTCAAGAACACGCTGTTGGTGGAGCTGCTCTACCGGGAGGTTTGGGAAAGCGAAACCTACGATCACCTGTTCGGAAAGTCCTATCTTGACGTGGAGTGTCAGGCCCCGTTTTCGGCTGACTCCAAGTGCTGGGATGGGGTAGAGATGGTCGGAGATGGCGTTGATACGGTGTTCGTCATTCGCCGAACGGTGTTTGGTGAGATTGACGACCAGGATACGATGGTAGCCGTCAGAGGTTACATCGAATAGGAGCAACATGGATACCAAAGAAGAGTTTGTTTTGTCCGTTCAATCGGAGATGACCCCAGAGCGTGACATCTTCGATACGGTGTCAACGCCTATCCCTCACGGGAAGACGTTGCACCTGAAGTCGATTGACGTGTCCTGCGCGCCCCGAGAGGTTGACGGGAATCGGAACGCTCTGCGTGTGGACCTTTTGTGGCGAGAGGGCACGGGAGATGCGGCTTTTGACCATCCGGTGGATTCTCCGGTATGGGCAGAAATCTCGGAGGCACGCTTGTACGAGCTGTCGAAATGCCTCGATGGCACCGAGATGAAGGGCGATGGAATGAGTTGTTTGGTTATCAGACGCAGCATCGAAGGGCAAGTCGGTCCACAGTGCACGGCGGTTGTTGTTCGAGGGCACTGCCACTAGGAGGAAATGATGGCAACATTTAGTAAAACATTCGTGAATCGCGCGGCTCAGGTCGTGTACATGACAACACAGGACCTCAATCCCGCGGAGCCGCTTCCGGTCAATTCCACCCTGTCATTCACCATTCCGAGGAAGGCGCCCGCGGTCATCACGTCGCTTTGGAACGGCGACCCTTCAGCAGCCTATGGCTACCGCGTGACAGCCCCCAATGCCGGCTCGACCGATTATAACCTGGACAACAACGGTGACTTGGAAAGTTGCGCGAACGCCGCCAGCTCACAAGTAGACGGGATTTTGGGGAAGTCCGCGTCCTCGTCGCGAACAGCATCAGTCACCGTACCTTAGCCTGAACAGCTTGTATTTGGTTCTAGGCGGAATCCAGCACAACTAGATATTGTTCAAGGGTTGCAGACTTTTTTGAGGCCGACGCCGGCTCCAAGGACCGCGACGTCGGTTTGCTCTGGGGGGGCTACCATTTTTTAACGGTCATCTGCTAAAATTATGGGGATGACCGACCGTACAAGCAGAATTCCTAGTCGGCGTAGGCTTACACTTACGCCTCCGCCCGCCATAACTCCAATTGAGAATTGGGGGCAGGCCTGGGAGCAGATTGTGCGTATTGCGGCTGCCGTCAATCGCGTGGCGGCCGTCGCCGAGGCGTTGGACGGAGTAATTCCAGAGATGCAAGATGACACCCATGAGGCGCAAATTCAATCAGCGCGTTGCACTGTGGCTGTCGAGTCGTTGGATGGCCGTTTGGCACGTATGGAATCTGCTGTATCTGCACCACATGTGTGTGTTCAAGAGAAACCCGTTATTGATCTTGTTACACTGTTACGAAATCAGACTCAAATGTTGTCGACATTCTCGAATGAAGTTGTCGCTGTGCGAGAGCGACTTTCTGCGTCTGATACGGCTATAGCGCATTTGAATCAGAATATTGCACGGAATGCAGGCAGACGACGCGAGTTGATTTTTTATATTGTAGGTGTTCTGATTGCGTTTCTTGGAGCGGTAGGAGGAGCTATTTGGTACGTGGCCCAAATGGCTAAAACTCTTGAATTGGAAGCGAGCCAACGGCAACGAGATCAAGTTCAGATTATGGAACGATTTGACAGATTACACGCTCCGGTTTCGCGTCCAACCTTGGGACAGATCTTTCCTCCAAGAGCTAATCAGGTAGATCCAAATGAATAGGTCTATTACGGGGGATTTTCATGGACTCATATTCGAAAAGTTTCTCTGACGAAGAACTCGCGTCGCTTGAAGAAGTACAAGATGATGACGATACCAATGGTGTCACATCAGTTGTCAACATCTCCGATCAGATGTTGGCTGAGATATTGGCGCTGCGTTCCGATGTAGACCGTATGCATGCGTCGATTGAGCTAATTCGAGACGCTCAGGTACATCAGGGGGTAGCTCTCGCTGAGTTGACCGGATTGTGTAGAGAACGCGGGCGTCTTTGCGGCGTGATGTCGTATGACAGGCTCCAGAAAACTTCATCTGGAAGAAACGGTAAGTAGCGTGGCTATCGGTGATGAGCACTTTGAGAGTCCTACAGAGCCTGTTGACGGCTCCAACGTTACGTTCACAACCGAGTATGTGTTTCAGAGTGAGTCGTTGTTTGTATTTCGTAACGGAACTCTCATTTTGGCGAGCGACGATGACGGATGGCTAGAAATTGGGGAACGGGAATTTGAAACTCGCATCCCATGGCGTGTTGGTGATACGTTGGCCGTGAGGTATCTCGAAGCTTGAGCGATCCAATCCTATGCGAGGCGGCCGGAAGCATCGACGGCGTGAATACCGATTTCACGACGATCAGCCCTTACTATCCTGGGTCTCTGTGGGCGTACCTTGATGGTCAGCTCATTCGGAAGTCGGATGACGACGGGCCGATAGAGCTAGGCGGGAATTCCGTCCGCATGAAGCGGGCTCCCCTCACCAATTCTCGGGTACATTTCTACTACCAGGAACGTGGGTCAACGGCCGTTGCATTCCCTGTGGCGCCCGAGCTGTACATGGCTCTTGTACTGGAACCCGTGGCAGGGTCGGCGGTGAATTTGTTGCCGAGAGCGGTGATCGGTGAAAATTTGGATGTGGCAGGTTCGACACCTGAGCCTGTTCGCGCTATCAATCTGATACCGATGCCGGCGCACGCTCTTGACTTGGTGCCCCGGCCTCTGAGCGCGGAGGAGGTCTAACGGTGGCCGCCATCAAACTTCGGATTCTCGTCAACGAACTATCGAACGTGATGTTGGTGTTCGACGAGATCAAGGTTTACAGATCGATCACGGATGAGGCTGGCCCGTTCGTCGAGGTCACCGGCCCTGGCACGCGATTGACGCTGGTGGTCGATGTCACGCTGTACGAATTCATCGACGGGAGTGGCGATCCCGCCTTCTGGTACAAGTTTGCCTTCTATGATTCCGGGACGGCAGCCGAAGGCTCGTCGTCGGAGGCTATTCAGCCGGAAGGCGCCCAGGGCCAATACTGTACGATTTCCGACATTCGTGACGAAGGCGTGTCGGCAGCTCAGTATTCTGACGCCAGGGTAAGCATGGCGATTTCGTTGGCGAGCCAACAGATTGAGATGTTCACTGGGCGTTGGTTCGAGCCCAGGAGTCTGGATTTTTTGGCAGACGGCCGCAATGCGCGGAGCATCCATCTCGAGCAGCCCATCATCGAGATTTCCAACGTATACGTTGGTACAGTTGAAATCGCACTGACCGACTTGATCATCTACAACCGGCACATGACGGGTTTGACGAACCCAGACGATAGGGAGAATCCTCGCATCGAGCTGTTTCAGACGTTTGGCTACGACTTTGCTTCGGTGGGCGGGACTGGTTGTAGGTGGTTTCCTCAGGGTCAGCAGAATGTGCGTGTTGTCGGTACGTTCGGGTATACCGACTATGACGGCACCGTGACCGGGAAAATTCCACTGATGATTCGTCACGCGTGCAAGCTCATTGCTCTTCGGGAGCTGGCCGGGGCAGCGTCTCCGGATGCCGCGGACGTCGCTTCGGAGTGGAAGACGGCATATCGCAAGACCCGGGATCAGCAGGTTGGGTTTTTCGTTCCGACAGCGGGGTCTACGGTGCGGTCGGTCATCGGCATCTTCACCGGCGACCCGAGGATCGATACGATCCTCGCTAGGTATCGAAGGCCTTCGCAGATTCGGGCGGTGTGACGATGAGAGGCCGACTCATTTTCCCAGTGCAGATTGAGATAGCCCAGCTCGACACCGACGCGACTGCAGCGGATCCAGATGGGGCGGGTCCGTTGACGCGAGGGTACGACGACGATTTCCGGGAACCAGTGATCGTTCCTCCAGCGGAGGAAGGGGCCTCGAGTCGTGGCGTGGTACGACGTGTTGAGACGCTGGTCCGAGTTTTCGCTCAGTTTGAGGACGACACGTTCGATTTGGTTTCGATGATGGCGACGGGAAACTCTCCGTCGGGGCGCCTTCGATGTTACGTGCATTTCAAAGAGCTTGAGCAACGGGGGATGGTTTCAGCGGACGGATCCACTCCGTTTAGGCTGAGCGATCGGCTGGCTGCCGTCTACAACAAAAACGGTACGTTGATTCAAACGATTCCAAACCCTCCAGGTCTTTTTTGTGTGGAGGTGCAGCCGCGCCTGGATGGGCTAAGTGGGACTCGTAATTTATTGCGACTATCGTTTGAAGCTAGAACGTTGTCGGTTGTGCAATGACGATTCAGTCTGCTAGCTCTCCAGCTGGAACTCCTCTTACATCGTTTCATGTGCAGCTTTCTCCTGGGTGGACCTTAGCTAGGACTTACTTGGCAGGTTTTCGAGGTGGAGAAAAGCTACGCAAAGCAATGCATGCGGCTCTCAAGGATGAGGCGGACATTTGGGCTGAGTTTTTACGACGCGGGATCGAAGGACAGGCTCCTGGTGGGAAGGCCTTTACCCCTTTAAAGCCGCTCACAGTTGAGTTCAAACGCAGCAAAAAGGTTCTAATTCAGACGAGGAAGCTGCTTAGATCGATACGTGCGCTTCGCCTTGCACAGATGGAGTTTTTTGCAGGGGTTGTTGACGCCGACGCTGGTAAAGTCGCACGATTACATGAATACGGACGGATCATTATCCAGACAATTACCGCAAAGCAAGCTCGTTGGTTCTTTTGGCGAATGCGAAATTTATCCAAAGCCGGTCTCATGCGTGCTTCATTTGCTAAAGTTTTTGGGAAAAGCGCGTCTATGAGTGGGGCCAGGCCTAGTTTTCAACCCGGTGCAGTTCTTGTAACGTTCATCCCGAAAAGACCGTTTATGGTTCCGACAGCGAAACTGTTGCTTCGTGGATTGGACCGACGTATTTGTGGCGCGTTGCAGTTGAAGCTGGGGGGAAAATTCGGGATTCCTTAGGAGCTTGCGCATTTTGGGATGGATTGGAGTGGCGGTTCGAGAGTTTTCTTTGTTAGACTGGCAGCGACATGGCGACGCCCGTCATTTTTACCATCACCCCTAGCCGAGGGCCGACGACAGGTCGCTCTGGTGTGCATATTTACGGGGATAATTTCCGCATTCGAGAAGTAGACTGGGCTGCTCCTGGGGTTGCACCCGATCTTGGTCCCACAGTGGAAGTCCTCTTCGGGGGCGAGGCGTGCTCGAGCGCCAGGGTATTGCGGTCAAATCGTTTGTTTGTGCTGGCTCCTCCGTCTCCAATTGCGGACACGACTATTCGCATGGTTGGAAATCCCCTGGTGACCTTTGCACACACGGTGCCTGATACGCTTGTTCGGAGTGCTGGTTCGTGGCGAGCGGATGGGTTTTGCCCTGGGCAGTACATTCATGTAGACAAAAGCCTACATAACAATGCAACGTTTCGCCTAGGGACGGTATCCCCATCGACGTTGACCTTGACAGCGGCTGGAGTTCTGACGGCGGAGAGCCTTACTGCCGGGGTAGAGATAGATTCCCATGCGTACGGGGAGGGTAAAGTCGACGTTGTCGTGCGTAATTTGGATGATCAGGGAGTTTTTATTCCAGGAGAATCGGTTACAGCGACCGACGCTTACACGTATGCTCGTGTTCAGCTTGCGACAGAGACAGGATTGGCTCGGTTGGTTCGGAGGCTCATTCGAGAATTCCGGAAACAAATAATCCCGAACGTCGTCATTGGAACCCATACGGAATACGACGCCGAGACCGGAGACCGGCTGAATACTCTACTTCTTGCCGAGCTTCCTGGGATCGCGCTGAATGGCCCAGAGTTGGTAGAGGATCGCTTTTTCAGTTTGAACGGCATGCTCACAACCGTGCTTCCGAGCGGGGAGATTGTGTTGCGCCCAGCTCCGTATACGGTTGATTTGATATTTGCTGTCGTCGGCGTGAGCGATTCTCAGGTTGAGCTGCTCAACTTGATGGCTTTGGCAACTCAGGTTGTAGATCGAAATCCATTCATTTACCTGGATCGAGACGAAGACGATCCAAGCCTGGGCCAGGTTCGGTATGAGTTTGATTTTGTTGCTGGTGGAAACTTTAGCATGATGTCGCTCGAGAGCGTCTCAAACATCCGAGCATTTTCTGGTAGTGTCGTTATTCGAGGGTTTGACCTGGAGGAGTTTGCTGGATTTACCGGAGAGAGTATCGTCGAGGTCACCCAGATGATTGACGAAATAGTTACTTCTCTGGATCAGACGGGCGAGAGCTACGACGTTGGCCCAAGCCCAGGAGGATGAAGATGAAGACGTTGGTCAATGTAGGGCGACGTCGGTGTATGATTTCCCTGGATCACCCAGAATTTCATCGGCGGTCTTGGGGCTTCACCCGACAACTCGTCTGTACGAATGAGCTGAATCCGCGAAATGGACAGGTGGGCCGACTCGAGCAGCGCAAGGCGTGCTCGGGGACGCTGTCTTTGTTGGCCGGGGCGTCCAAGTCAGGATTCCCGGACGCCATCGCGGCGGTGCCGGACGTGGTCAGGTTGGTGCGTGCGGGACTTCTGATGCTGGTCGACGAGATTCTTGCGGTGGTAGAGCCGCCGAAGAACGGAAGCGTCCGGGTCGAGAAAAACGGCGTCAAGACGCGAAAGGTTGAATAGGCGACACCATGGCAAAAGAACTACTTGCGTCCAAAACCATCATTCTTGAGGAAGAGCCACGGATTCGCCAAATTCAGGGCGTGCCCACGAACGTGCTCGGCATGATTGGAATCACCGAACGCGGACCCATCGCTGAATTGAAGCGAGTGCTCTCCTTCGAGGAATGGGCCTCCTACTTTGGAGGCGACATTCTGAATGGCGAGGCTAGCCACGCCGTTCGAGGCTTCTTCCAGAATGGCGGGCAGGTTCTCGATTTCGTCCGGACGGTGCATTTCACCGACGCCTCGGTGGTCAGCTCAAAGCACAGCGATAAGGGCTCATATACGATTCCGACCGCGGCTACGTCCGCAACGGCCGGATCGGTTCTCGGCACCGCCCTGGCGCCGTTCAATCTGGAGCCTTCCGACACGCTGATTGTCGCGGTCGACGGCGCCGGAGGGACGACAGCGACCTTCACTGCGGTGGCTGCGGCTGTGCAGTGCGCGACGGCTGAGAATTATGCATTGGTCAACGGCTACACGCTGATTTTCCACATTGACGCAGCAGCCGAGCAGACGATTGCATTCCTCACGTCGGAATTCGTGAGCATCGGGGCGGCCACTGCGGAAGAAGTTGCTGCGGTGATCAACGCCAAGTGCATCGGTGCACACGCCACGGTGACCTCCGGAGGCACCAAGGTCACGATCACCTCGGACACCCGAGGGACTGCATCCGTTGTGCACATCACGGGCGGGACTGCAAACGCGATCCTCGGATTTTCGACTGGCAGCGTAGCTGGAACTGGCAACGTGGCCGCGATCGACGCTGTTTCGATTGCCGAAGTCAAGACGGTTGTCGAGTTGGCAGTGGCAGGCGTGACTGTTTCCAATTCCGGTGGGTACGCCAAGATCACCAGAAATTCGGCAGGGGCGTCCTACTCGGTGCAGGTGACCGCGCCCTCAACCGCAGACGACGAACTCGGCTTTGACAACGCTACGCATTCCGGCACCAGCGGAGCGGCGCAGAGCACGTTGAAGATGTGGGGGAAGTACGACGGGACGTACGTGAACGACGTCACGGTTGCAATTTCCAACGCGTCGAGCGGGGTCGCCAGCGAGTTCAATCTCAGGGTGTTGGATGGTGGGTTGGTGATGGAGAATTTCGCCAACCTGACGATGGATCCGACAGCAGATCGTTATGTCGAGACCATCGTGAACCACGCCAAGACCGGGTCTCAGTTGGTGTCGGCCGAGGACGTGGATGCTGTTGGGACGGCGGCGCAACGTCGTCCTGCGGTAACCGTCACGGTTCATCATGGTCCGTTGGCCGGAGGCCTGGACGGGATCGACGACATCACCGCTGCTGACTTCGTCGGTGACGTGGGCGGCCCGACTGGGTTGCGTGTGCTGGATCAGTCGTTGGACCTTGCGCTGTTGGCCGTGCCCGACATGCAAGGGTCCACCATGCACAACGCGATGATCACCTACTGCGAGACAATTCGTGACGGGCAGGTGTTCGCCATCTTGGATCCGCCGGCCGGATACAGCAAGACGGACATTTGCACGTACGTGGACACCACGGCTGCGCTCTACGAGTTGTCAGAATTCGCGGCGATTTACTGGCCGCAAGTCAAGGTGATCAATCCGAACAAGAATTTGTTCGGGCTGGATGAAACGATCATCGTTCCGCCCTCGGGGCACATCGCAGGCGTTTACGCGCGTACGGATGCGTCTCAGCCTGGCGGCGTATACAACCAACCGGCTGGGATCGAGCGTGGAATTCTTCGGGGTGTTGTTGGCTTCGAGGATGACGACGTCAAGCAGGAGACCTGCAGGGACCTCATCTACCCGAAGCACATCAATCCGCTCACGACGGCCCCCGGACTTCCGTTGCACATCGACGGCGTCTACGCCCTCAAGACGTCAAGCAACTTCCCAACGGTTGCCGAGCGACGTGGCGTGACGTACATCGAGCAGTCGATCAAGAGAGGAACGCAATTTGCTCGCCATGGGGACAACACGGACACGAGCCGTGCGCGAGTTAACCGAACGATCGCTGCGTTTTTGCTGGTGCAGTTCAACAACAAGGCATTTCGCGGGACGACGCCTGCGGCGAGCTTCTTCGTGGATACCGGCTTGGGGCTCAACCCTCCTTCTGAGCAGTTTGCGATGAAGATGAACATTCGCATAGGGCTTGCGACGAAGAAGCCGGCGGAGTTCATCATCATTCGCGTCTCCCAGGATACCAGGGCATTGGAAGAGGAACTCGCGGCGGCGACCGCGTAAGGAGGAGGACAGACTATGGCCGAAATAATTGGAGGTCCGCGAAGTTTCCACAAGAAATTCAAGTTTCTGGTGGATATTGATAGGTTCGGAAGTGCTGCGTTTCAGACGTGTTCTGAGGTCGCCATGGAAGCCGCCGTCGTGGAGCAGTGGGAAGGCGGCGTGTTGATTTCCAACAAGGCTCCTGGACGGCTGACGGTGGATGACATCACGCTTGAGCGTGGGGCCACACAGGACGAAGACGTCTACAATTGGTTCCTGTCGATGGCAGACGCCTCGGCGCACGCGGGTCTCGTCGATGAGGACTACAAGCGCACCGTTGAAATCAAACAGCTCGACCGTGACAACAATACGTTGCGGACGTGGCGATTGAATAATGCCTGGCCAAAGCGATTTGTGGCCGGTGCGTGGGACAACGGCGCGGATGAGAATGTGATCGAGACGCTCGTACTTGCCTACGACTATCCCGAGCTTGCCTGAGCTTGCCCGACCTATCAACGTATGATAGTTTCATCGTCGGCTCCTAACGAATAAAGGGGAAGGCGAATTCATGAGTGACATCATCGAATGTCCGTCTGGACTTTCAGGGCGTATCAAGTACCTCGCAGCGGAGGCTGCTGGGGTACTTGGAAACGCGCGAGAATTGCGTGCAGGGCATGCAGCGGACCGCATTTTGAATTCCTGCTGGGTTGAAACAACGAATGCGGGTCCATATACATTGGATTCGCAAGGCAAGCTCAACTGGGATCGGGTACTGTCGTGTGACAAGACGTACCTTCTTGTGATGATTCGAGTTGAGACGTTTGGAGAATCCTACGAGCTGGATCTGCGATGTCCCGGGTGCACAAATAAATTCATATGGGACGTTCCGCTTTCGCAGCTTCCAATGCGTTTGCTTCCAACGGCCTCTCGAAATGCAGTCGCGATGGGTACGAACAAATTTGAGACAGCTTTGAGAGATGGGCGGAAGGTGTGGTTTCGTCTGATGGACGGGCTCGATCAATTGCGTGCTCTGAAGGTAATTCGAGAGAATTCTACCGATCTGGTCACGGCGTCGTTGCAGACACGCGTGCTCGAGGTGGAGAACGTGAAGGCGCGGGATCTCCCGAAGTTTCTCGCAGAACTCTCAATGGGAGATGTTGAGAGTTTGATCTCCTCCTTCGATGAGATCGACGGCGGGATAGAAACATCCATCGAGGTATTCTGTCAGGGATGCCAGTACGAATGGGAGATTGAACTCCCTTTGGACTTGCAGGCCATGTTCGCGCCCTCCAAGCTGAGGAGGAAGCGGCAGCGGGCCAAACAGGTACAAGGTCAAACG